TTATTCGTTGACACGTTTCATACCATTCACGCCTGATTGATTCCATACAAATCCAATCCAATAGTTTAGAAAAATCCCCTTTCTCTACACATACATAAGCCGGAAGGTATCGGTACTTACAAATAACAATATCCTTTGCTTTACGATTACGCTTGAAATTATTTATCAAGTCTACAATCGTTTCCAAATCGGACTGAGATAGGTTCAATCGGTCTATGTAATCGGACCAATCTAATCTAACCCAACCGGATTCAATCTTTTTAAGGACAGTTGTTATCATTTGTACATAATATACAAATAATTATCGGAATTGCAAAATTATTTAACCCTTTGCTAATCTATCTAAAATGCGAGAATTGAGAATTAATTTAGGTTTGGAGCTCTTTGTACCCAATCGTATAACTTCGTTTTCACCATAACCAAATTTATTAGTATATTTGCTTGAGAAGTAAAAATCTTTATCAACCGGCATAGCCAGTATGGCCTTTCCTCCACCGAATCCAAATGCTACTTTTGAGTCTGTAGTCCAACTTTGCGCCGGACGGTGTGGCGTGTATGTAAATTGTTTGGTAGTAGGGCCTGTATATACAAACCACTCACCATATGGTCTGCCTGTTTTTTTCAATCCCTTATCCGTTACGGGTTTCCAATCTTGGCGTTTTGTAGTTTTTATCCAACTTTGTATTTTTGGACTTAAATTCTCTAAACCTCTAAATACAGGCTTTCCTTCTGCAACATCGGGCTTAAATACTTCTGGCATCTTACGTTTACCCATATCAAGAAGTTTACGCATCTTTGCTAACTTCACCGCTTCAGTTGACCCGGCTGCGCCTACCCATTTGGATATGGTATCGTAGAACTCTACTTCTTTTTTACCATTCTTTATTACTGAACTAACATCCGCAGGTGAACCTTTCGCCTTATATATTGGTTCGGCATCACCTGAACGTATGGCTTTGTCATATTCGGCTTTACTCTTAAACGTAACTACTTTATTTTTCTCCGAATCATATGCTGAAATTGCACTGCTACGTTTTGCTGTAGGTTTACCAAACACCGACTTACCCTTTGGTTTCACTTTGGATTTTACTACTTTATTCTTGATTGTACTATGTGAGCCCCGCTTCAATGCAGCATCCATAGCCGCTTTGGTCTTGAATAGAACCTTTTTACCACTTTCTTTACTTACAGCAATATATTTCATACCCATATAAATATAATTCTATTACAAAAAGGTAGAGGGGAGGGGGTTGGGGGTTCTTCTTAAAAAAATTCTTGAGGAGTCGTAGAAGGGGAAATTTTCAAGCTTGATTAGTAATTTTTTGATTCCGCCAATTCTAACTCCTTCACCTTCGCAGCAAGATGTATCAATTCGGCAATCCTTTGACGATTGAGAGCCAATAGATTATTACTATTTCCAAATCCATAGTATTCATACCATTTATCTCTCCACTTACGTTGCGCTTCAAAACTCATTCTACCATATGAATCCGGTCCTTCGGTATATGGCAACAACACTCGGGCTTTATCGGCAACCGTCGGTGACCAACGTACCGCACCGATACCAACTTCCGTACCATCCGCAACCTTTACTAATGGTTTACGGGCGTTGCCGGTGGACTTAAGTTCGGCCTTTTCCGCGGGTGTGAATCCGTATGAGTTCCAATCTACCAATAATTTAGCCCGTTCCAATCCGGCACGGTTAATTTCCGGTGGTATAACGCCATCCGTTGGTGATGTTTCGGTCTCCGGTAGAGCAACGGCTACAGCATCTTTTACAGGTCCATCACTCGTTGCGGTAGCCGCATCAGTCGGTTGTGTACTATTTGGTGTAGCTTGGTGAGCAACGACTTCTACGGTCTTGATTACATAGTTACTCCTATCCGGCTTCAGGATTTCTTCTTCGGTATCATCGGATGTAGCACGGCGGGTTACCGTTACAAAGGTCTTTCGGTCCGCTTCAGCCAGTTCTCCACGATAAAAAATACCCTTTATGATATTGAGGTCCTTTTGTAATAGTTTTATTCGGTCGCCTACTCCCTTTGTAAACGCCTCCAATTTGGCCTTATCCAACTTACCATCGGCTTGAGCGTTATCTATCTTCAGTTTCTCTATACTATAATCACCAGTAAGGTTTAGTTCCCATATCTGGAATGAATCTTCAGGTCGCTGAGTGGTGGTATCAAGGGTGTAATTGATTTGTTCCAGTATACCTTCGGGAACTCCCATTACCGTAGGGGTTTCGTATACGTAGTCTACGGATTTAACGGCCGCAAAGCCATTCACTATATCTCTACGGGATCCAGTTGCCTCAAGTCCTGCTACACTCACATCTACAATAGGCACGGTTTTACCCATAGGTGTATTCAATATCCTACCATTCTCTATTATATCGTAGTGTGGGTTTCCGGCATCCCGTATATCTGCTAGCGTTTGTGGTGATACGAGGTAGTGCTCTCCAACCCGTACTACTACCCCATTAATCCTCAATAGTGGTTTTAACTCCGGTCGTTTCCCCAAATCAAACTTTAGCGGTGTTATATTGGGCTTCTCACCCAATCCTTCACTTACTGCGTTTACTTCCCAACCCGTCTGTCCAACTCGATACCTCTCCGGTCTTACGGTTATCGGTCTATTCGCCGTAGGTATCGTAGGCATCGGCGGTTGAGGGTCTTTGGCCGGTAATCCCTTTGGTGTTTCTTCCTTTGGTGTCTCCGCAGGTGGTAGGGTTAACGGTGGTTGTGTCGGTCCATCTACTACTATCGGTGCTACTGGTCTTGGTGCTCGGGGTATAAGGGGTGCGCCTGTAAATGGTTTAACGGGTTTACTTCTACTACCTCCGCCTGTTCCTCCTGTTATTGTGGTAGCTCGGGTTGCCGGTTGTGCTGTTGGTCTTCCATCAGAGGAACCGTTGTTCGCTGGTAAATCCGATGCGTCCGTATTTAGTGTATAAGCCATTTATATTTTTTTACTTGCTTCCCAAGCACGTTTGTAGATTGTTATATCTTTTGCTTTTGGGTTTCTTTTCTTATTTAGTATATATAGATTCTTTTGTAATTCTCTATACTTTCCGATATCAATTGCTTTGGTTATTATTCCATTAACATCAATCTCGTCTGAAAACTTTTTATATGTAACAGGTTCTTCTGCTCCCTCTACTTCTTTTAAGTCAACCATTCCCATCATAGTTGCTACTCCTACTACAGTTCCAAACACTTCCGATACTTTTTCGTATGCTTCTTGCTTTAACATAGTATTTCGTTTTATACAGATAAATATCTAGCACTTTCATATTCAGTTCATTCCGAATTAGTGTGTCAACACCCATATCAAAAAAGGGTTCTATAGCGAAAAAACCAGGCTCGGTATTTAAGCGTACCCGACTAGCGTTTACCCATGCCCGTTATGACGGTTTACATGATATTCAGCAAAGGGGGTCTCCGGTACTGCTGCTGCTATGCAACCCAATGGGCATCACGCTTCCAGAGCCTCATACTAACGGTGTACCCTAAACGCTTTCACTTCGGCGGCACAATGATACCGCAACCTTTTGAGTTGCGGTTCATCTCTATATGGAGAGCTACTATACTATGTGTACTTACTACTTAATACGAAAGCGGGTGATATCCCACTCTTGCATTGCATGTTGTGCGTTATGTATTGGTGTTCGGTCTATATACATACTGGCTACTCGTAGCTCTTGCATCCACCGTTGATATGCTACGTCTGCCATTGTGGATTCTCGTTCTCGTTCTATTTCTTGTAGGCGTTCTAATGTTATATCCTTATACATACTTGCTGATTTTATTTTTATTAATGTCCAACGGGCATTGCGGGCCAAGCATTATGCCATCCATCTGGAACCTTCTGCATGTGTTTCTCATAATCTTGCAGGGCTTTGATTGCCTCACGCAACTCATTCAACTTGTCCGATGCTGCATACTTGGGTTTGCCGTCCTTCATTGCCTTTATCTTTTTTACGAGGACCGTTTCCGAATGTCTTAAAATTTCAATTGCTTCTTGCATGTGTTATTGTTTATCTTGTTTATATAATTGAATTGCCATGTCTATTATGCCATATACTGCGACAACACCCGCAAGGGCGAATAGGGCTATTGCAATATATCCTGCTATGTATGCCATATGTTATTTATTGTTTTGTATTTTTTTTAATGTATCGTTGATGTTAGCTAATCCATTATATATGATTATGCTTGCTATGATGATTGCTATGATGATTGCTGCTATCATATGTTATTTGTTTACGGGTTGATTAATTGTTTGTTGCTTTGTAGGATAATACGTTTCTGCTTCATGCTTAATCGCCCAAACTAAAAGTCCGAATCCTACGAATAGTAATATAAGCATGAGGGTTGCTGTAATTGGTTCACTACGTTCTGCTGAGTTTGGCATGTGTTATTTATTGTTTATGTTGTTTTTGATTTCTCTCCAGGCTATAGGCGCCCACTTCACTTCTGCATATCTGGCTGCACGTTCATATGGATTGCGACTGTACGTACCTGGGTATTTATAATACTTTGTCAGAATAGGTTGATTCTGGTGTGTCCACTCATGTATACACGTTTGAATAAGCTCCCTTACCGTTTCGCAATTGTTCCAATAGATGTATATTTCATTGTCCCAACAGTCATACTCGCCGCAGGTATCGTCACCCGCATCTGCTTTACGTATGTAATACTGCAGCTTCCACTTCTTACGGCGATTCACTCCAAGTGTGCGCTAGCACCACTTAAGCGTTGCCTTCGCTATCCTTACCGCCTCCTTCCGGCCTAGCTCGTTCACGTCACTTTTTAGGTATATCATTTGCTTATGTTTTGGTGCACAAAAAAGTGCCAGCGTTTCCATAACACTGGCACTACGATATCGAGAGCTTTTATCAAATGTAAAGTAAGTCGAGAATAACCATTAATATATGAGTACGCATGGAATGCTCACGATATAATAACACACTCACAAGCATTCTACTCCCAGCTACGAGGAATTGTATCTAACTTAGCCCTGCTCACCGCTGTTCAGGTACTTGTGTTTATGTGCTTGGAGCGGAGCCGTGGAGTCGAACCACGCCCTGCAGCCTGGAGGGCCGCTGTGCAACCGTTCACTTGCTCCGCTTGTGGGGCGCCGATGGATAACCCCCTAACCATTTAGCCGGCGCCCATTTAATTACTTCTGGGTTGTGTCAGCTGCTACCTTTGTGGTATCTACCGTAGGTGTAGCTGTTGTATCTACTACCTTTGTGGTGTCAACTACTGCTGTGCAGGTGTCACACGTAGGAGTAGCTTCGGTTGACCCGTTTCCACCACATGATGTGAATGATACAACTGCCAATAGGCTGAGCGCTACAAATGTTACTTTTTTCATTTTGTTTGTTTTTTGTTTTAAAATTAATTTACCTTTGATAAGTATGTTGTTTTATCGTTTATATTCTAATATACGAAATTATTTTCACTTTGCCAAATTTATTTTACCATTAGCTTTGTCTAGCCTCATTTCGGCCGTCCAAGCACGTAGGTCTGCTTTGGATAATACCTCAATCATGTCGAGCTTCTCTTTGGCCAGTATATGCTTTTCCTGATTAGCTCTATATGCGGACCAGGCATTCATATAGGATGATGCTACCCACAATAGTGCGATAGCCGGCCATTGCCATAAGTGCCACCCACTACCGTATAAACCAACGATGCCACCAATACAGCCGATAGCTGCTATTGTATGTAGTATGTTATTCCACTTCATTTACTTATTGTTTTGATATACTATAATATACGAATAATTTTTCACTTTGCCAAATCCGTTTTAGTCTTCAATAAGTATCTTGTGCTTATAGAGCCACTCCCTTACCGTATCGTCAAGGTTAGCCTGTGCTTCATTCACAACTAGCTCTTTGTCTACGTCAATACTTTCAACCGTAAACCGGCCATTGTATATATTGGCTTCAAGTGAGTCGGAGTCCACAATATCGGATTCACTAATACCGTCAATGTTATTACATATACGTTCTTCAAGTGCTTCAACCAGTTCGTACATATCGACTGATGTTACAGTACCGCCGGCAGTATCTTCGTCTTCGTCAGCGGTTGCCATAATATCCTGCAATATCATAGCTACCTGGTCAAAGGTATAGATTTTAGCACCATAGGTATTATGCGATGCGTTATTGACTTGTTCTAATGCTGTTTTAATGGCTTCTTTTACTTTACTCATTTTGTTTTTATTTATTGGTTATTAATTTGAATATGCAATGCTGCCGCTTGTTCTTTCAGTTGGTCCAACCATGTCTTCACTTTGGCCGCCTGGTGTGGTGAGTCGGCGTGTATGTTATACCACATTTCAGTTTCAAGCTCGTTAATAAGCTGATGTAATTGTTCTAGTCTTTGTTCGTTGCTCATATAGATTGTTTTTGTTTTTTAGTTAATTGTATTCGTCTTACTTCGGCCGTTATCCACTCCATTATATTATCCGCATAGTAGCTAGATGTCATTTCGTTTAAGGTATTCAGTATACTGTTATACCATTTGACGTGGTCCGTTTCAGCCCAGTCAGCCATATGGACCCGACCGCTATCCATACCAATTGCTTTCACTTCGACCAGTTCCCTATCTGGCTCTTCATTGGTTACTCTAGCTTCAATAATGCCACCAAGTGCATATTCACCTATTTTGAAACGCTTTACTTTACTGCTCATATAGTTTGTTTTAAGTTAGTGTTAATAAAAAAGCCCGGTGTGGAAACAACAGGCCGAAAAGTATGAAATCAAGAAAAACCCCTGTAGGTTAATTACTCCTACGCATCAATATCTTCAATAGATGTCTTGTCACATCGTTCTGGCAATTCAGTATCTAATTCAGGTAAGTCAGCGGCCGCTACCAAGTCTTTAGTCTCAGCCATAATACCCTTACCTAACATACCACCGTGAGTCTTACCGGTCAATGCTTTCACTTCTAAGTCTTCGCCCTTCAATCGTTCAATGTATTGTTTAGCGTAGTCTTCGGTCACAAAGTATTTAGGTTGTGTCAATCCTTTACCGGTCAGTTCGTACAATTCGTAGGTGTCCTTCACTCCGTTCAGAGTCAGTTCACGATCAACCTTTGTAATTGTATAACCACGCGGCGTTTTTGGTTTAGCTACTTTAACTGCTTTCGGTTTAGCCACAGCTTTACGAGTCTTTGTAGCCGGCTTTGTTTTAGCCGTAGCGGTTTTGGTTTTAACCTTAGCCGTTTTAGTGGTTACTTTCTTTGTGGTCTTCACTCCATTGATTGCTTTATCAAATGCTGGTGAGAATTTCACTTCAACTTCTTTAATCATTTTAGCTTTAGCCATAGTAGTATATTTTTGTTTTGAATGTTTATCTATTAGTGTTGGTTAGCTTTATTTGAGCGCTAACCCGTACTCAGCCAAACCGGCTTTCAATTCTCTTATTGTTTTATGACCACAATACCTGAGTTTAAGTAATTGCTTTTCGGACCAGTTAAGCAAATCTTCCAGAGTTTGGATATTAGCCATTCTTAATACGGTATAAGCTCTTACACTCATAAAGTGCAGGTCTTCAACCGAAGTCAAATGCGGTTGCTTCAACATAAGCATGATTTCAAGTGAGCGTATTTCACTTCTATGCTTTTCAATTTTCTTTTGGATTTGCTTTGTAGTCATATCGTTTGTTTTGAATGTTTTAATAATGTTTGTTTAATTATCCCCAGCGTTCAACTGCTGATGTTTCCGCTTCCATTAACCGGTCCAATTCCTTACAACGTCTATCTAACTCGTCAGATAGTTTAGCCCACAATTTGTTAGCTACCTTCTTATTCACCATACTACCGGTCTTTGTAGCAATACCAACACAGTAGATTAGTTCGTTCAATTCTAGTATAGTCAAATTCATATAGTATAAGTTTTAATTAGTGTCCGAAAATAATTGATAATGTCCAGGCCATAACCCAAGCGAATGTTAATACCATACCGGCTACAATGCCGGCAACTGTCAATGTAATGATTTTATCTTTTCTTTTCATTTTGAATGATTTTAATGATTAAGCAATTTCCTCATAGATACCAAGTACTTCAGCGATACCGAATAGTATAGCGGCACCAACGAAGTCCTTAAACCCAAGTGATATACACGCTATAAAGCGGATACCCGATTTGATTAAACTGATTTGAAAATGCTTTTTAGCTGTGCTTCCCTTTTCTTGAAATTTCATATTTTATATTTTTAGTTATTGATTAGTGAGTTGAGTTTAATTCGTATTGAAATTCTTTAAGTAGTTTCACTTCTAATTGGTGAGCTGCGGCCTTACCACGTACCACATCCAATACAAACACATCGTAAACATCGGTGCCATACTCACGCATATCGGTATATAGTTTCCAACCTTTGTTTTCTCTACGGGCTCTACTACAATGTTTTTGGAAACGTAATACAGCGGAATAGTTGAAACGTCTCCCGATAGCTGCAGTAATACCTAAATAACTAGCACCTGTAATGGTATTAACTAATTCGTATATTACGTGGTTTCTATCAGTTCGTTTCTTTCTATTGGTTGTTGTAGCCATTGTATTGTATTGTGTTTGGATTGTTATTAATAGTGGTGTCCGATTTGATTACCTACCTTTGTAGAAATCGTACATTTGGTCCGATGTCATTGGATGATTTGTAGTGTAGTTCTTAACCCAAGCGGTAGCATCTTTTTTAAGTGTGAAATACTTTACAAACTTACGCGGACCAGATACTTTATAAACGAAATATGTAGCCGGATTGAAGTCGTTATCTACAAGTCTTAATACCCTTCTTACTTTACTGATTTTGAAATTCTTATTCATATTGATTATTTTATAGTTAATTGATTAGTGGTGAAAATGAAAATTGGTACCTGATTAAGAAAGTACCAATTCAATAGCTTTTGGTGAAAGTCCCAAAGCCTTCAAATCCTTTTTAGCTTCACTCAAGAAACGTTTTTCAATTCGACCCATCTTAATAGGATATGAAGCGATAATTTCGTTGATACGGGTAGATTCACGTTTTAAGGTAGCGAAAAAAGCCATCGCCTTTTTCATGTCACCATTGTGTCTACAAGCTACTTTGTGTTTACGACCCATAAAGTCCGTAAATTCTACTACCGTATTCGGCTTCACAGCGTTGCTCATTTTTGAAGCGGCAAAGTTCAAATAGATAGGTCTTTCGTTATTCTGGTGTTTTTTGTAACCTTCGTTAAATTGTCTAGTCATAGTATTCATATATAAGTTTTTTTTTATGTGAGGGGGTCTCTCTCAACCCGATACATAAAGATACAAAATACCGGGGTAGTGGCCAAATTTTATTAAAAGATTTATTATTGAAAATCAACCAGTTAGCAGACCGGCGATCATTCTAATATGTAACGTGTTGATACTCAATAAACTTTTTTTCGGCATTGATAATCAACTGGTTAGCCGGCCGGGATCAGAGTTGCGTGCTAACGTGTTGATATACAATCAGTTAGCCGGGCGGGAACTCTGGTTAACATAATATCAATTATAGGAAAAAGCCCCACAATGCTATATATAACTCGCTGATAATCAATTACTTCCCTACTTAACATAATATATTTTATAGGAAAAGACAAATAATTGGTAGTCAACCGGTTACATATTAGAAAATTTCTAACAAAGTGGGTGTTGACACGGACCTGGATTTGAAAATTTCTAATATGACCCAATGCCGAATTAAACCGTTTCTAAAGTGAAAGCATGCAGCTCAGTAGGCGTCAGGCTTCCAGAGCACCCCTAATCCGATGCAGCTCAGTGCCAGTAAGGGTTACAGCGAAGTAAAATAAATTACGCTAATTCGCCGGCAAGCAGTGCTCCGCTTCGTATATCCGGCTCCGTTATGTAGTGGAAATATCGGGACTAACGGTGTGGCATAGGGGCTATATAGGAATTTTTTTAGGACGCATGTGCTTGGGTGGGGCCGTGACTATCATTTTCACAATCTATTATCTGGCTTTTTGTTTATTGATTATTTGGAGTCTGTCAATATCTTTTTGACACGGATTCCATTTTTATACACCTTTAC